CCAAGGGAAAGGAGGAAGCAAAGGACATCCGTTGATCTCTCCGTTGCCGTGAGAGGTAGGGCGCAAGCCCGGAAAGAGAACCGAGTCAGCAAACCGGACCCAGAGGAGCCCGTGACACCTGATAGGACAGGCGAGTTAATCCCCATGAAAAGCAACAAAAGCGAAGGGGCGGCGCGAAACGATGAAGCAATGGAACACGGCGGAACAACACGGAACAGGATTCGCGGAAGTCATTGAGTTGACTATGGAAACAGCGGAACAAAACGGAACGCACAGGCGGAACACGCCGGAATCGTCGCGGACGCGCGCCGAAACCGGCCGTGCCGGTGTTTTTTCTGGCCAGGCAAAGGCTCGGAATAGCGGGGAATTCCCCACCACCCACCACCCCCCCCTAAAGGGGGGTGTGGGTGGGGTGGGGAAAGACCATTCCCCGCTTCCGGATGCCGAGCGCCGGGTTTGGCTGAGGGAAAACCTGCCGACAATCGCATCCGTGGTGGATGAGTTTGCTGACGCATTCGGGCGTGACCAGGTACGCGTGACCTATGCGGCTGAGGGTTGGCATGTCATCGGTTGCAATCCGGTAAAACTTGAGAAACCGAAAGGAACCGCCAATGCATGAAAACATGGTTCGCGTCGAAAGCGCCGTCACGGCGACCTCTTCCGGAGACTTGACGTGGGAGCACTGGACGCACGACTGCGCAACGGCGCTCGGGCTGTCAGGCGCCAAGAACCCGCTCGGCTTCGCTGTTGTGCGCTACTTGTCCGACGGCCCGAACATGGGCGCGATCATGGGGCTAACCATGCACCTGGCAACCGCCATGACCAAGCGCGGGCACGACGGCAAGGCATCCTACGCCAATGCCCTTGCAGCCATCGATGCCTGGAATAACATGCGCTGCCCGTCCTGCATGGGGCGCGGAGTAACGAACTTCGAGCAAACGACATGCGGAATCTGCAACGGAACCGGAGAAAAGGACATCTCGAGCATGGTCGATGTCATCCGCGACGGAATCAGCGCGCTGATGGAAGCAGAGCGCTGGATCGAAGGGCAGCTTGCGGCGAGGTTGCGGAAATGAGCAGCGCGGAAATGGGGGTTGACATGGGTGATAGTATGAAATCATGGATCGTCAATCCTCCGCGCAGCGCGGTTACGGATCGCGGTGGCAGAAGGCCAGGGAAGCCTGGCTTCGGGAACATCCGCTCTGCGTCGATCACCTTGCCCGTGGGCAACTTGTCGCCGCGACCGTCGTCGATCACGTCAGGCCGCACAAGGGCGACCTCAAGCTATTCTGGGATCGCCATAACTGGCAGTCGCTTTGCAAGAACTGCCACGACAGCATCAAGCAAGCAAAAGAACGCAGCGGCATCATTCGCGGCTGCGACCTCTCAGGAATCCCGATCGATCCATCGCATCCGTGGAAGGTGGGGGGCTAAGAAAGTCCACACTCTTTTGCCTCTAGACCGGACGCCACTAGATTCGCGCAGCGGCGCAGGTTGTGGGTAGGGGGGGTTAATGGACTTCGAGCCGTATGAAATTGATACCGGGCCAATCGAAGAAACGGTTGCGTTTCACGACGCCGACGAAGAGTCACTGCGACAGTCCGTCAATCACGCGCGTGCGGTCAAGGCGCGGCACCTCATAACGCTGCGCCGCGCCTCTTCTGACCAGGAATTATCCAGGCTATTTCCGGATTTCTTCGACATCGGCGACAGCTGGCACATTATCAGCGGTGGCGACATCGACAGCCTCAGCTACATCGCCCACATCGTCGATCACGAGCCGCTGGATTACCTGTTATTTTCGTCGTGGTATCTCGCCGCGGATGGTGTGGAACGGCTGAAACACTGGATCGCCGAAGGAAAGATCGGCCGGCTCGATGCCTACGTTGGAGAAATCTTCCCGAACCAGTATTCAGACGTCTTTCAGATGCTTTCAGAAGTTGTTCGCGCCAGTGGCTGCCGGGTGTGCGTCTTTCGCAATCACTCCAAAGTCTTCGCCGGCTGTAACGACAGATTCGCCTTCGCCTTCGCCATCGAATCAAGCGCCAACATCAACACCAACGTGCGCGCGGAGCAGACCGCGATTCACCCGTCCTGTGAACTGTTTCACTTCTACAAGGATTACTTCGACGCGCTGACCAGTGTTCAGCCCGATTTCGACCGATGGACGCCGTATGAAACCAGGCCCCGCCCCGAAGCCGACCGCCCTCAAGCTCATTGAGGGAAATCCAGGCCGTCGCCAGATCGAGCCGGGAGAGGTGCGTCCGCTGGTCGCTGCGCCGGTCTGCCCGGACCACCTCAACCCAGAAGCAGCCGCCGAGTGGCAGCGCATCGTTCCCCTGCTGCTCAAGCACTACCTGGTCACAGAGCTAGACACTGCCGCCCTCGCCCTCTACTGCCAGAGCTACGGCCGCTGGATGGAAGCAGAGCGCAAGATTGCTGAGCAGCGCGCCAAGAATGGATCAGGGCTCCTCATCAAGGCCCCGTCCGGCTACCCGATCCAGAACCCGTACCTGGCCATCGCCAACCGCGCCATGGAAGACTGCTACAAGTACCTGCAGCAATTCGGCCTCTCGCCGAGCTCGCGCACCCGCGTCCAGGCCAGCCCCCAGGGCGACCTGTTTGGATATGGAACCGAAGACAAAAAGCAGCAAGGCGCCGGCCGCTTCTTCACCTAAGCCGCGCCTGCCGGCAGATCCGGCGACCCGCTACGCGAAACAAGTCGCAACGAGAAAGATCACCGCCGGCCCGCACGTCCGCGCCGCCTGCAAGCGACACCTCGAAGACATCCAGCACGGCGCCACCCGCGGCCTGCACTGGGACACCAAGGCCGTCGCCCACGCCATCGCCTTCTTCGAGGAAATTCTCTGCCTCAACGGCGGCGAATACGAAGGGCTTCCCTTCCGCCTGCTCGGCTGGCAGAAGTTCGTCATCGGCAGCCTATACGGATGGAAGGCAGAAGACGGAACCCGCCGCTTCCGCGTCGCCTACGTCGAAACCGGAAAAGGCAGCGGCAAATCGCCGCTCGCCGCCGGCATAGGAATGTACGGCATGGTCGCCGACGGCGAAGCCCGCGCCGAAATCTACGCCGCCGCCACCAAGAAAGACCAGGCCATGGTCCTCTTTCGTGACGCCGTCGCCATGTCGCAACTCTCGCCAGAGCTGCGCCGCCGCCTGAAAACCAGCGGCACAGGCGAGAACGTCTGGAACCTCGCCTATCTCGAGAAGGGAGCCTTCTTCCGCCCTATCAGTGCAGATGACGGACAATCCGGCCCGCGCCCGCACGTCGCCCTCATCGACGAAGTGCACGAGCACCGCAACAACGCCGTCGTCGAGATGATGCGAGCAGGCACCAAGAGCCGGCGCCAGGCGCTCATCTTCATGATCACCAACGCCGGCTCAAGCAAGACCAGCACCTGCTGGAACTACCACGACTACGCCGCAAAGGTCGCCGCCGGAGTGCTCCAGGACGACGCATTCTTCGGCTACGTCTGTGCGCTCGACGAAGGCGAAGACCCGATTCGCGACGAAAAATGCTGGCCGAAAGCCAACCCGTCGCTACAGGAAGCCGCCCTTCCCGGCATGCGCTACCTACGCGAGCAAGTCCGCGAAGCGCGCGGCATGCCGGCCAAGGAAGCCATCGTTCGCCGCCTCTGCTTCTGCGAGTGGACCGAGGCCGAAAACCCGTGGATCAGCGCCGACACATGGCTGACACGCGGCGCCGAATACGAATGGCAGCAATACGCCGGCCGACGAGCATGGGCCGGACTCGACCTGTCAAGCACCACCGACCTGACAGGACTCGTCCTGTGGATAGAGCCTGTCGAAGACGGAGAACCCTGGCGCCTTGTCCCCTTCTGCTGGCTGCCGGACGACGGCCTGCAGCGCAAGGAAGAAACAGACCGCGTCCCGTACCTTGCCTGGCGCGCCGCCGGCTACCTCGACACCACGCCAGGGCGAGCCGTCAGCAAACTGCAGGTCGCGCTCAAGCTCGCTGCCCTCGCGGAAATGTTCGACATCCAGGCCGTCGCCTTCGACCGCTGGCGCATCGAAGACTTCAAGGCACTGGCCGAAGACAACGGCGTCACCCTGCCGCCAATGGAACCCTTCGGCCAAGGCTACCAGAGCATGAGCCCGGCGCTCGAGGCCATGGAAACGCACCTGCTCAACGGCACCGTTGAACACCCGACGCACCCCGTCCTTACCTGGTGCGCCGCCAATGCCGTCGTTGTAAGCGACGCGGCCGAGAATCGCAAGCTGTCCAAAGAAAAAGCCAACGGCCGCATCGACCTCATGGTCGCCGCAGTCATGGGCGCCGGCCTGGTCACCAGGCTCAAGACCGACGAAACACCTACACCGGAACTTATCATCCTATGAGCACTGCCACCTGGTACAACGCCAAACGGGTATCGCAGCCCGGCAGCGTCATCCTGCAGGAATGGAACGCGCGTCGACATGCCGAGCGCGTCAGAGCGGCAGGCGTCAGCTATCCATCGTCGGCCGGCGTCAAGGGAAGCGAGCTTTACGACTGGTTCACCGGCGGCATCAGCCTCGGCAGCACCGCAGTCACCGAGCGCAGCGCCATGGGTGTCTCCGCCGTCTATGCCTGCGTCGCCCTGATCGGCGGCGCCATCGCCAGCCTGCCGCTGCCAATTTATCGGCGCACCGACGGAGGCCGCGAGCGCGCAAACCATCCCGTCTGGTGGCTGCTCAACGAACAGCCGCACCCGGACATGAGCGCCGCCGCCTTCTGGGAATACCTGCTTACCGCTAACCTGCTCTATGGCGACGCCTTCGCAGAAATCGTCCGCACGTCCCCCAATACCAACGCCGTCCGCTGGCTGCGCCCGCTGCACCCGCGCTGCGTCCAGGTCGATTGCCTCGAAAAAGACAACGGCCTCGTCTACACAGTCACCGATCCAGACGGCGACGAGCCGACCCGCACGATCCTCGGCGCCGACATGCTGCACATCCCTGGAGTAGGCTTCAACGGCAAGCGCAGCCTCTCGCCGGTTCGCCATGCCGCCCGCAACGCCGTCGGAATCGCGCTCGCTGCCGACGAATGGAGTGCCGGCTTTTTCCAGAACGGCGCCCGGCCCGACTTCGCCCTGACCACAGACGGCACCCTCAAGCCAGAGCAGATCGACAGCCTGCGCGACCAGTGGGCAAATCGACACGCAGGCGCCGCAAATCGCGGCAAGCCGGTCGTCATGCAAGGTGGCCTCAATGTCCAGCCGCTCACCGTGCCGGCCGAAGATGCCCAGCTCATCGAAACCCGCCGCATGCAGGTCGAGGATATTGCCCGCATCTACGGCGTCCCGCCGCACATGATCGGCCACACCACGGCCAGCACCAGCTGGGGAAGCGGCATCGAGCAGCAGGCCATCGGCTTCGTCCGCTTCACCCTGCAGCGCCACCTTGCCCGGATCGAGCAGGAAATCAACCGAAAATTCTGGCCGCGTTCGCTACAGTATTTCGCAGAATTCAACGTCTCCGGCCTGGAACGCGGCGACTACAAGACCAGAAACGAAGGCTACCGCGTCGCCCTGGGCCGGGCCGGTGAGCCTGGATGGATGACCATCAACGAAGTGCGGCGCATGGAAAACCTGCCGCCGCTCCCGGAAGGCGACAAG